TCTTTTTTCTATTGCAACAGTCATGAGAGTGTCATAACATTTGGTGTCTTTTATTTTATCTGACATCATTAAATCTTTTATTGTTGTATTATTCGTTTATTTGTTCTAAAAACCACTCTAAACCAATGACTATTTCGAAGAGGTCTTTCTGAGACTCCTCTACAAAATCACATTTGAAACATGTTAAAACATTGATTGTTTCATTTATTTGTTTTGTTATTTTATTTATATCATCGTTTTTAAACACAGTTTGAGTCTGTGAAGTCTCAAAAGGTGTTTTTTCTTTTGTTGTTAGTGTCATTTGGTGTCTCTTTTGTTGTTGTTTAAATCTTTGGTGTTTTTAAAATTTTAAACGACTGATTACATCGAGTGTCGTTATTACTTCTTTGAGTTCGTTTTTAATTGGTTGGATGTTTTCATCATCTTCAAACCAAGAAACAATGAATTCATAAACATTGTCAAGTGTTTCCTTATTGTCTTTTATAATCTCGGTGACATCTAAACAATTTCCATCACATTCATTATTATTTGGACAATATTTTATTTTTGTTGTCATATTTCCTTACCTGTGTTGGTGTTTACTGTGTGTGTTAGGATTAACTGTTTAAAAGAGGGGATATCTACTATGACATCCCCTCTTCAATGGTATGTGTTATTTAGGTTTGTATGTCGTTTTCATGACAACTCTACCTTCTGGTGTCTTGATGTACTCACGGAAGAAAACATGAGGTTTGTACATCTTCCCAGACTTACCGATAAAAACATCATTCTCGTTACTATTCTCGTTGATGATTGTCATTATTTTCGACTTGGTGTCGTTCATAATGTCGGAATAGTCCTCCATGTTCCGATTCCCTATCCCTTCTGATGAAGGTGGTCTTTGGTTCATGAGTCCGAGTGTCTTAACCTTAACTCTGACCATCTCGACATTATATGTCTTGGTCTTTTGGTCGAAACATTCGTAGAGGTGTGTTTTCCAGTTCTTACCACCGATATTGATAAGGTTCTTATTGTTGACAGAGTCAACAAACCAGTCCAATATGGTGATGTTTGAGGGTAGAGGAGGTAGTGAATCCAACACAGACACCGGTGAAGGTGTCGTTTGAGTATCTTTACCCATGTTAGTTAATCTCCTTTTTCATGATCAGAAGTTACGATGATATAATTTAATAATCAATAAACCATTGGTAGACTATATTTATTGAGTCCATCAATAAAAAATCTTAGATTACATATAGCCTACATTATGTATAATTAATTTTAACCCAAAACTTTAATCTCAATAAGAAAACAACCGGGATGGGGGCGGGGTAAAAGAAGGCCCCACATTGTAAGCCTATTTTTCCAATTTCCACACGTTTTAAGTTATTTCTTTAATTACTTTAGCTTTGCTATAGCTATGGCTATGGCTATGCTATGGCTATTGCTATGCTATATATATATATATAATAGGGAATCTTTATGTTTTTAACGGGAATCGGGATTGTTCTTGTTTTTATGGTTAGATTCTTCTTATATTGACGTCCAATAAAACTGGAGTCTTGAAATAATGAAAAAGAGTAGGAAATCCAATAAATTGTTCAAATCGGTGCTGAAGGCTTTGAAAAAGCCAGTGAAATTGCCGTTTAAGTTTAAGAAATGGTAGTGCCTCTGCCGATGACTTCCCTTATTTCTTCAGCAAGGAAACACTGTGCAAACTGGAATGACGGCGACTGCCTTGGTTGTATGATAAAAGTGTCCGATAAATCCATAATTTTTAGGGTTTCAGGCAGATTTGCAGGATTTCCGTGTCAAGTGTGCGACAAATGCGACTATTTCGACAGAATAGTGGTGCCGGGTATCAAAAATGAAGCTTGATAGTCTTGATTTGGTGGATACCATAGGCAGACTGCGTGAGATATGTAGAAAACTTAACGTTTCCAAGATTATCGATGGTAATGCAGATCAGATAGAGATGATTGTGGAAATAAAGGAGAGAGTGATGTCCCTTGAAGTGGAAAGAGTGGATATGGGAAACGTCGATCTTATGGAATACAGGGCCTGATATGGGCAAGAAAAAGATTCACAAAAGGGCCGTAATAGTTCCGGACATACATTTCCCATTGCAGGACGATCCTGCCGTGGAAGTTGTGTTGAAGTCCATAAAAATGGTAAAGCCGAATATATTCGTGTGTCTTGGAGACCTTGGCGAATGGAAAAGTGTTTCTCCTTTCAAATACAAGCGCCGTAAGAGGCCTCCTCTTGAATACGTGATAGAAGACCTTCAAAAGGAAATCGATGCCGTTGAAAAAGGGCTGGACAGGTTTGATAAGGTATTGAAATCGGTGAAATGCTCGGAAATGCACATGATTGAGGGCAATCACGATAATTGGTTGAATTTCTTTGTGGAGGAATATCCCTATCTAAAGAAGTTCAGATTCGAAAATGCCATGCATTTGGCAGAAAGGGGATATAAATACCATCCTTACGGCAAATATTTGAAAATAGGAAAATTGTATTTTTATCACGGAGGTCATTATACGACCACGTATCATACGAAACAACATGCCGAGAAACTCGGTAAGAACGTGGTGTATGGACATATGCACGACGTTCAGAGACATGGCGTTACTCACGTCGATGGAGCCCATCATGGATTCTCATTGGGATGTCTTAAGGACATGAAGAGAGAAGCCAACCTGTGGCTTAGAGGCAGAATGCATAATTGGGCACATGCCTTTGCCATAGTCGATTGGTTCGAAGACGGAAACTTCAGAATAGACGTGATAGACATACATAAAGGAAAAACTTACGTATGGGGAAAACTCATAGACGGAAATGCAGCATCCGGAGGGGTGGCAAGGGCGAAGAGAAGTCATTAGGTTGGGAGTGATGCTGTGAAATCGAAACTGATTGGTAAAAAGACGGAACGACTGTATGATGATAAAGATGAGTTTTTAAATAACTCTGATGAGGAACTCTCTGGAGACTGGCGTACGTCAAAAACCGGCGATTGGGTTGTTTCTGACGATGGTCAGGTATGCCGAATACTTCATCGCGGAGCCTTTTCAGACGGCAAGGAGTACGTTCGTACCATACTTGGAACCTATCCCGTAAGAAAAAACGTTCTTATGCAGGGTGAAATTGCAGAGGACGTGTATAGATTCAGCAAATCAAACAAGAATAGAAAATATAGGATTGAAGACAAAAATCCAAATGGCAGGGAAATCGTGTTTGCCAAGTACGTGGCCAACGGAATGCCTCCGGATCAGGCTTATTTGAGAATATTCAAAACCAATGATTCGGTTTATTCCAAGAATGCGTCGTCGGCCCTGCTTAAAACCAAGAGGGTCAAGAAATTGATAAGTGAAGAAACAAAGAAAATGATGGGCAAGGTCGGTATCGATGAAGAATACTTGCTTCACAATACGAAATACGTCATAGACGATGAGGATGGCCGGGCTTCGGATAAGTTGAGAGCCATAGAAATGTTGATGAAAGTTTCCGGAATGTTCCCAAACGACAAGAAAACGGAATCGCTTACCGTGTTTCAGGGATTCAGCAAAGAACAACTGCAGTCTCTGAATAGTGGAAAAGCGAAGGCTTTGGGACATGCAGAAAAAGATATCACATAGCGATATATCATTATATACCATGCCGATTTACAACAGCAAGTCAAAAATGTGCAAGGTATGCGAACGGGAAATGACCAATCACACCAAAATGATAGTCTTTGGAGAGACGTTCGTTCCAGTTGGTTTCAGTTGCAGTCATTGCCGTTCCATATACGTTAACGACGACGTGTTGGTTGAAGTGGGCAGTCCCGACGGAGGAGACGTTCATGGCGAATCGTAGTAAGGAATCCGATGCATTCAATATAATTCCTCCTCCATCCCAATCAAAGATAAACGACGAGGTTCTAAAACAATCGTTTAAGGACTTGCTTTATTTCGGAAGAGCATTTCTTCCTAAGGATTTTCTAGATAAAAGCTCTTCTCCAAAGTTTCACTATGAAGTTGCCGAAAAGCTGATGTCCACCAAACCTGCAGCCAGAATCTGCAACATACTTCCAAGAGGTTTCGGGAAATCGATACTTGCCAAAGCGGCAGTTATGCATAAGATGCTGTTCTCTCCTCAGGGAGATAGGCTGTTTACGGCATGGGTTGCCGAAGAACAGGGACAGGCCATCGATCACATCAAGTATCTTAAGTCTCATTTCGAGTATAATGATAAGATAAGATATTATTTTGGCAATTTGGCCGGAGATGCCGTAGGAAAAAGATGGACTGAGAAGGATATCGTTTCTGCCAAGGGAGACAGGATCATTGCCAAGGGAACCAGTCAGCGTCTTAGGGGTAGAACTGAAATCGACGTTAGGTACACCGGCATCATTTTGGACGATTTCGAATCTGAACTGAATACGAAGACTCCAGAAAGGAGAGACGAGATCAAGAAATGGATCGTATCTACCGTATTTCCCGCCTTGGAGGAATCTCCCGGTAGGGAAGGATGGATATGGTTGGCCGGGACAATCGTGCATTACGACAGTTTTCTGCAAATGGTGGTTGATGGATATAGGGATGCTGAGAAACACGGAAGGGAATATCCTTGGGACGTGACTTTCTACAGGGCCATCGAAAACGACAAACCGTTGTGGCCTCAACAATTCCCTCTTAAAAAACTGGAGACGAAGAAAAAAGAATTTATTGAAGCAGGAATGGTCAACAAATATGCTCAAGAGTATATGAACGACGCCAGAGACATTTCCGATGCTTCATTCAAGATAGATAGGATATTAAAACACAATCATACTTTTGTGTCCAGAAACAAATTCTGTTATCTTGAGGATAAGGACGGAGACTTCATTCCCATAAACGTGTATATCGGAGTGGACGTTGCAGCCACTGCCACAAAGAAATCGGATTTTCAGGTAATAGTGGTTATTGGGATCGATAAGAACAAGAATCGATATCTGTTGGAATATTTCCATGAACGGATACCTACTTTCGACATGCCGGAAAAGATAGTTGAACTTGCCAAGAAGTACAGTCCCGTAAAAAGGGTGACTATAGAAACCGTTGCCGCTCAGGAAATGGTCAGGGATATGGTTACGAGAATTGCCGTAAAGGACAGGAGGTTGATACCGGGGATGTTCAAGGGAGTGAGACCTCCCGCCGGAATTAAAAAGGAAGACAGATTGGAAACTTCGCTGGGCCCTATAGTTAATTCCAAGAAATTGTACGTAAGACCGGCCATGACTGAAATCATAGATGAGTTCTTCGAACACCCTTTTGCAAAACACGACGATCTTATGGATGGATTGTATTATGCCGATTATTTTGCCAAGCCTCCTCTCAGCGGTAAGGTCAGTAAGACTAAGATGGATAAGGATACCGGAAAGAAAGTATCAGGTAAAAAATACAACTGGTTTACCGGCGCAAGAATAAATTGAAAAAAGATATTTTTTTTATTGACATTGTAAAAAAATAGTGCTTAACTTCTAAAGTATCAATGCAAATACAGGAAGACCCAAGAGCTAAGACCAATAGGGAGCTTTATAGGCGTTATAGGGACGCTCGCTCCGATTGGGATACCGAGGCCCGTAACGACATAGACTTTTTTTACGGCAATCATTTCAGTAGTAATGAAGTTGATGAGCTGGAAAGTCGCAATCAGGCTGCGGTTCCTATGGACAGATGTGGCCCCGCCGTAGAGAAGTTGAAGGCAATGTTGACTTCTTCCGCTCCGGCGTTTACGGTAATACCCAGAGAAGATTCCGACGTTAAGATGGCCAAGATGTGGCGTGTCATAATAAGCTACGTTTGGGAAATATCCGATGGCAATTCACAGTTGAAGGAGGCCATTCACGATCATAGTACTTCCGGATTGGGTTATTTGTATGCTTATATCGATGCCGATTCGGATTTTGGAAAAGGAGAAGTTAAGTTTACGAGCGTCAATCCGTTTAGGGTATACGTTCCGTCTTCCAGTAGGGACAGGTATTTCAATGATGCCTCAAATATAGTATTATCGACTATACTTACCAAAGATCAAATTTTAAGTATATATCCTGAACTTGGGCCTCAGGTAGACGAAGAAACTGGTGAAGTAACTGAAATTTTAAAAAATATTTCAGGTTATAGTGATGACGAGGATTATCCTTCATCTCAAAACAGCAATCAGCAAAAGACTTGGACTCCTGCCGAGGCCAAGGATTTGGAGACTACTCATCAGGAAAAATATCAGGTACTGGAAAGATTTTATAAGACTAAAATTCCTTTTTATCAGATTGTCGATGCCCAGAGTCAGGAAGAGATGATATTGAATGAAGAGGAATTTCATAAGTTTCTTGAAGAAAATCCCGAAGTTTTCGAAAAGGGATTGATACAGTTCCAAGAAATTTTGCAGACCCGTGTTGCGGTAGTGGCATCCGTTGGAGAAATCGTTTTGTATGAAGCGGTTCTCAATACTGATATATACCCAATAGTACCATTGCCCAATATTTACAGTGGTACTCCCTATCCGAGGTCGGACATATCTAGGGCGAGACCCATGCAGAGACTGTTAAACAAATTGTGGTCTCTGGCATTGTCTCATGCTCAGGCTTCTGCGGGTCTGAAATTAATTGTTCCAATAGGCAGTGTCGACGATTTGAGTCAACTCGAGCAGGATTGGTCAAATCCAAATGCCGTCATAGAAGTCGATAGTTCTCAGGGAGAGCCTCATTTTCCGGCTCCGACTCCATTGGCCGGTGAATTCTACAAGTTGATTCAATCATGCGAGTTCTACATAGATTTTACGTTTGGGCTTCCGGAGTTGATGCACGGATTTGCCGAAAAGGCTCCTGATACGGTAAGGGGAACCGAAAGGATGTTGGCTCAGGGGGCTGAACGTCCCAAATCAAAATTGAGAGATATAGAATTAAGTCTTAGAAAACTTGGTCAGGTCGTTTATGGTCTTTCCAAGGGACATTATACGTTTAAAAAGATTTTTAGGCTGGTGCAGGCCAACAATAACGTCAATGAAGTTATGGCAAACTACTACGACGACTACAGTGAGACCGTCATGGATATTCAAAAGGATAGACATCTCATTGGACAGCATGATGTCAGCATAGAGCCGGGTTCCACGTTGCCGACCAGTAAGTGGACTGAGTATCAAGTTTATGCGGAGGCATACCAAATGGGATTGATAGATAGGGTTGAAGTGATAAAGAAGAATCCGGAAATTTTTGACAAGGAAGGTCTTATCCAGAGAATGGGTGAGATTCAGCAGCTGCAGGGACAAGTCCAGCAGCTCACCGAACAAAACAAAGAATTGCAGGGAGACTTGCAGACGGCGCAAAGAGAGTCTGTATCCGACAGGAAACGGGTTGAAGTTGAGAAATTTAAATCCAAGCTTACCGGGGTACAGTCTGACGCTAAGGCCGACAGGCGAATACAATCAAACAAACTCAATAATGCAGTGCAGCTTGAAATGGAAAAATTGAGGCCCCAAATTGAAGAATTTGGAGAAGGGCTCGGTTCCATTCCTGAAATTTAAGGACATTGCAGGGAGAAAATCATGAGTGAAGTCAATGTAGAAGGTCAGGTATTGGAAGATACTGGTTTTAATGAAGAGCAGGTATACGGAGATGTGCCTGTAGCTGATAGGGGAGTAAACAGAAGTGAAACCCATCACGTGGATTGGGAAAATGAAACTAAGAAGTTTCAGTCTATGTATGATAAACAGAAATCTGAAAACAACAAGATGAAACAAGACATGAACTATTTGGTGGGTGAAGTCACTAAAAATCAGAGACAAGCCAGTGTCAATAATCAACCTTCATTACCCGAGGATGAATTTAATCCTTGGGATGCGTATTATAAACCGGATTCACCGAGCTTTAAGTTCCGGCAACAGCAGGAAAGTAAAGTGGTGAATCAGGCAATTGGTGCACAGAATGCAAAAATGCAGGAAGACATGATGATAAATAATACGGTAAATGATCTGAAGAGCGTTTATAAGATGCCGGAATCGGATATTCGTGAATTTATGGAATGGTCAACCGATCCAAGCAGCAGTTTGAACTTGGATACTTTGGTGAACGTTTTTAATTCAAGGAATAAATCGGGTTCCATGCCATCCAATGAACCTGTTCCAGATTCATTTAATGCGGTAAAAGCCGCACGAGAGGCTCCCCGTACTGCAGGAGTCCTACAAGGCCAAGAGGCCGATCAACCAAAGTCTGAAAAAGACCAGATGTGGGACGCCATCATGAGTGCGGGAAGCAGGAGTAATGTTTTACACAAATAAACTAAGGAGTACTGAATATGGCAACATATAGTGCTGGCAGTTTATCGGCTGGTGGATCAAGAACTCCGGGTACCTCTGCAACTGATTTTCACACAAGACGATTATTCGACTTCAGTGATAGAGTTTCAGAATTATCCCCGGAAGAGTCTCCATTTTTCGTATATCTGTCGAGAGTGGCAAAAGTTCCCACTTCAGATTCTCAGTTTCGATTTTTAGAAGATAGAACTAAAGTATCAATTACCGATAGGGCTTTCTTGGCTCAGGCAGCCGTTACGGTTGCTGCAGCCGGTAGTTCAACGTCGATAACGTTTGATACGACAGGAGGGGCTAACGTCGCATGGCTTATCCCCGGTATGGTAGTTTCTATTGGAGAAGACGACGATTCAACGTCTCAGCCTGAATGGTGTACTGTTCGGTTGGATAGTGTTGTTCAGACGTCTTCTACCGTAACGACAGTATCAGCAACTACTATTGCTGCAGCCAATGCTTCTACAACGGCTGTAGACGACAATACGAAGTGCACTGTTATCGGAACTGCATTTGAAGAAGGTTCTGGAGCTCCAGACGTTTGGTCTCAAAAGCTTGATCACGATTATGGATATTGTCAGATATTCAAAACGGCTGCTGAAATGTCGAATACGGCTAGGGCAACTGTTTATCGTGGATATGCCGATGAGTGGCAACGTATCTGGAACTTAAAACTTAGGGAACATAAGATCGATATTGAGCGGGCTATGCTTTTTGGTATGCGCGGCAGTCAGAACAGTATTAACTATACTGACGGTATTGCAGGGCATATTATTGCAAATTCACAGTCTCAGGCAGTGTTGGATGGTAGTCAAATGTCCTATACGGAAGATAAGGCTTACCTAAAATCCAATACGGCAGCTCAATGGACTTATGATGACCTTCTTTCTGATTTCGAAGTTATATTCGACCCGGCAAGGGGTGGAAGTTCGGCAAAACTGGCCTTGGCCAGTCTTCCGGTCATTTCACACTTTAACAAACTGGGTGGTTTTGTTGATGCTTCCATGGCTGCAGCAAGTGATGGAACGTCATTGTATAACTTTGAAAGAAGTAAGGGTTCATTCGGACATCGTATAACTCGGATAGAAACCGTTCATGGTGAAGTTTCGCTTGTCAAAGAACCTCTTTTCAGGGGTATGGCAGCAGGTTTCCTGTGTATGGTCGATCTAGATCACGTATCCTACCGGCCTTTGGTTGGTAATGGTATTAACCGAGATACTTCAATCCAAACTAACGTTCAGGCAGCAGATGAAGATTTGCGGAAAGACATGATCCTCACGGAAGCAGGTCTTGAAGTTGGTCTTCCTGAAACTCATGCCTTGATTAATTTGGAGGGTGTCTAAGATGAGAAGTGATTATCTAAATCAAAATAGCGGTCAAACAGCCGGATTTAAAAAGAAAGTTGAAGAAATAAAAGTAGCTCGTACACTAACTAATGATGATAGTGGAAAAGTATTTACTCTTTCTTCTGCCGGTGGTGCTTACACAATAACACTTCCAACTGCTACTAGCGGTGAAGAAGGTGTTCATTATAGATTCATCGTAAAAGAAGAAACTCCAACTGCTGCTATTACTATAGCGGCTGGAAGCGCAATCGTTAGTTTTGTAATGAAAGACGCTGGTGGCAATGCTTCTAATTCAACAGCAGGTACACAAATTTCCAATGTAATTGTTGGAACTTCTGCTCAAAAAGGTGATTACCTTGAGTTATTGTGGACTGATGGAGAATACGTTGGAAGCGCACTTTCTAGTATTGATGACGCAATCACTACATCGTAAACTTAACAAATAAAGTTAGCAGTGGGAACTGTGGGGGCTGTCGTATAAAGGGCGGCCCCCAAAATCCAAAGAATTTTTTGACAATCAACAAGCTCGTTCACGGACGGTCAGTCCTTAGGGCAGGAGGAGAATATGGCATTTAAAAAATCTTTAAGTAATTTTACGGTAGCGGAAGCTCAAAATGCACAATTAGGTCAAAATGGTGCCGTTATAATAGACGGTACTGATGAAATAACCGGCCCATTTGTTGCGGTTACGGCTTTGGCTGCAGCTGTAGTGGATACGTCGGAATGCACTACAAATCTATCAGGAACCGTACCGGCAACGTTTGCGATTCCAGTTGGAACTACAATATATGGATTGTTTGATTCAATAGAACTGGATAGTGGTGCCGTCATAGCCTATTATTCATAATGGCTAATTGCATACATTGTTCCAATCCCAATCCGGAGAGTTGGTTTTACTGCAAAAAATGTGGTCGTAAAACTTCCGAATCCAAGTTTACCACAAATTTGTATATGATGAGTGATTTGGGAAAAAGAACCGATATTGAACTAACTGCTACAACAGTAGAAGAAGATATCAAAAAAATGAATAGGAGAAATCATGCCAAAAGTTGGTAAGAAACATTATACCTATGATCCAAAGGGAAAAGCGGCAGCTAAGAAAGCAAGAAAAAGACGAGCTAAGAAAGCAAGAAAAAGACGAGCTAAGAAGAAATAATGGCCGGTAATCTTAAAGTCAGGATACATGAAAATATTGTATTGAACAATACCAGTTACAGTTCAAAACGAACTTATACGAAATCAGGTATAAATGAAGCCATTAAAAGAATTGTTTCGGTATCGACTACCGAGACTGGTCTTGTAGGATTTGATGAGGCAAATTCAGATAATTTAGGTAAAAGCCACGTAGCAGGTTTATTTGACGAGGATGAAGTTTTCTATATTAGGATTACTAATTTGGATGATACCAATCATATTATTTTAACTTTTAAGGATGAAAATGGTGTTGAATTTGTCATTAAAGTCGATGCAGGTCATTCATTCATATATCCCGGTGATAACAGTACTGGAGTGGTAAATAGTATGAGAGCGGATGATCAAGCTTTGTCGTTGTCAAGTTTAGGTGATTTAGTTGATATTACGGCGACTGCCGATACTGATTCATGTAACGTTGAAGTGTTTGTGGCGAGTACCTGATGGCAATTTTAAAAGTAAAATTAAGTGAACAACTTATTATTGAGAATCAAGATTATGGTTCTGAGAATATTTTGGAAATCAGCGGTATAAATGAGATAGTAAAAAGATGTGTGACCGTTACTACAACCGAAACTGGATTGATTGGATTTGCAACTGCAAACTCAACGGATTTGTCAAAAAGTTATTTGGCCGGTGTATTCGATGAAGATGAAGTAAGATATATTAGGATTACTAATTTGGACGATACCAATCATATTAGTTTAACGTGTAGAAATGAGTCAACTGACGAGTTTCAGTTAGTTGTCGATTATGGACATTCTTTTTTCTATCCTTGCGACAACAGTGGTGGAGTGGTTGATACTATGGATGCCAAAGATGGAGCAATAACAACAAAAACTCTTGCCGATCTGGTCGATATTACGGCAACTGCCGATACGTCGTCATGTAACGTAGAAGTATTTGTGGGGAGTGCATAATGGCTACTTTTGAAGCACAAGTGGAAGGATTGACGAGCTTGGCGATAGACGGCAGTAGTGCTCCGACTCAAACGGAACTTACTCAGTTTTTAACGGATGGGGCTAAGGAAGTAATTAATCAGTTGCCAAAAAATCTTTTACCACTGTGTGCTGCTTCAGTGTCGGTTACTGCTGGGACTGCAAGTACGTTGAATACCGGCAAAATATTGAACGTTTTTAGAAACGATGGAGATATAGATCATCCATGTCGTAGAATTCCGGCTAATCTGAAAGGAAGGGTTAAAGACCCTGACGAAATGATGTATGCAACTATTTCAGACCCAATTTATTACGTAGATAATAATACTTTAACCGTTTTGCCTAGTGGTAGTACTGGTTCTTATTCTGAAGTTGCATATCCAACTCCGGCTTATGGAGATTCTGCGATAGCGGTATTCCCTGATGAGGCCGAATATCTTGTTGTTCTATATGCAGCCATCAAATCGTTACAGAACGTATTGGGAAATAAATCATCTAATTCCGACATTACCACGGCATTGACTGCCATGAATACGGAACTTGACGAAACTCAGGCAGTATGTGATAAAATAGATGCTGATTTGGTTCTTGCAAAGGCTGAAGTCGTACTTGCAAAAGCAGAAGCGGCTGAACTTGCAACACAAACAGACAATAGTAGTGATTTCAGAACGGCTTTAACTGCAATAAATACAGAATTAGATAAAGTAGATGATGTTATTGTAGAAGCAAGTACAGAGTTTGATAAGGTTGACAATGTAATTGTTGAAGGAAGTACAGAACTTGATAAATCTACCGCATTGTTAGATTTAGGTGAGACTGATACGGAAGGGGCTGTTAATACGTCTTTGGCTAAATTTATTACGGAATTGGATGAAACTCAGACAGTATGTGATTTGATTAATACGCAAGTTGATAGTGCTGTTAGTGAATTAGCAGAAGCTGCAACTCTTGTTGATTCTAGTATAGATACAGCAGTAGCTGCTATTACTACAGCTCTTGGTAGAGTAAATACTGCAGTTGCTTTAGCTAATGCTGAATTTGATTTAGTTAATCCTGAAGTTGATTTAGCGAATGCTCAGGTTGATTCTGAAGATGTGGAAATTGCTCAAGGATATCTTTCTACGGCTCAAGGATATGCAAATGCTGGTTCTCAATATATTAGTGAGGCTCAGGCATCTCTAAGTGAAGCTCAGGGATATGTCGGTGAAGTATCGGCTAGGACTGGTCATGTTGGTTCTCAAGTTGCAGTAGCACAAGGATATATTTCAGCTGCTCAAGGGTATTCAAATGAAATACAATCTAAAATTGCCATTGTAAATGGGTATGTAGCTGAAGTAACTCAAAGATTATCTCAAGCTAGGGCTAAAAGAGAAGAATCTCAATCAAGATTGTCGGCTGGTAATGCTTATCTTCAAGAAGCTCAAGCATATGTATCTCAAGGTAATGCTTATATTTCAGAGGCTCAAGCATACATTTCTCAGGCTCAGGGGTATGGTAATGAAGTTAGTTCTAGAGCTGGTTTTAGTTCTGCTAAATCACAGGCAATTCAAGGTCATATAAGTACAGCTCAAGCCTATGTATCGACAGCTCAAGGATTTGGGAATGAAGTACAGTCTAAAATAGGTATTGCACAAGGATATGGCAATGAAGTTCAATCTAGACTTGCGGTAGATACTGCACATTATTCATGGTATGAAAAACAGCAAGCAAAGTTACAACAAGACTATGATAAAGGTATACAGGTATTGAAATAAAAAATGGCAACTCATAAAATATCGGTAAAGCAGGTTGTAAGTCGGATTCGTCAGGTGTTTCCTGAAGCTTCCGAGAATTACGTTTTGAATTTAATTAATGATTCATTGGTTGAAATTGGTATGTTCAGTACGAAGCCGGTACAGGCTAAGATGAGTACCGTTGCAGATCAGATGTGGTACAAAATAGGAGATGATGCTAAGGATTCTAGTGGAAACAAGTTCGAGGCAAACAAGATTTTTAGAGTGGATTTGATGGATTCGGATGGTGATTACATTCAAATACCAAGACTTATAGATAAAAATATTTTACTTATGGATGCCGATTCAAGCGAATCTGCACTCACAACACCGGACAATAAATAATGGCCAGCAGTATTAAATATCCAGACGATAGAGCAAGATGGTTCATAGAAGGCGACAAGCTTTGTCTTATAACAAACGTAGACAGTGACGGCAATACGAGAACTACGGAAAGAAAACAGTGGAAGGCCATATCGGAGGCCGTAACCAATGGACTATTGCTTCATTATTATGCCGAACCAAATAGTGTTCTTTCGATTAATGATGAATTGGATTTGGACAATACTATGCATTTGGCAATAGTAGACTACGTAAAAAAATGTCTGTATATGGATAAGGCAGGACAATCAACCGATCCAAACTTAACGGCCTCGGCAATGCAGTTGTCTGGTATGCATCAAAGAAATTTTGACGATTCCATAAAACGATATGGAATGAGAAAACGTGATAAAACTGGTGGCAGTAGAGTACTGAAATCAGTTAGTTTAATGTAATATACTCGGATAGGGAGCATTCTCGCCCCACAGGTCGAGTAAATACAATAGGAGAATAGAATGGCAGACCTACAAAGGTTTAGAACACATGAGGCATTGAATACTACCGCAGCTGGTGGATTTTCGGTGGCCGATGCATCATCAGGCGGATTGGGAGGCAGTTCTGGTGCTCAAGTCAGGGCATCTTCCAATGCCGACGTTACAGATACCAAACATATGGATTTATCTTTTGATACGTTTCAATTATTGGTATACGCTGCAGGTGATATATATTTTAATTTTGCAACTTCTGATTTGGATATAGATACCGATATAGATTTAATATTGCCCGGAGGGAGTTTGACGAGCATTGCAGTCCCAATAAGTATTTCTGGATCATCAGGGAGTACCTCCGGTAAAATAATCAGATTTAATTTCTTGTCTACTTCAACGACTGTACATGCAGTCAGGATAGTGGAGGTTTAACATGCTGGATGGATTATTAAGTTCAGCTGGATTTCTAAGTTCTGGAGGTACAATCGGTGGAGACCTGACCATTTCAGGTGATTTAACTGTAAGTGGTGATAGTAGTGGAGCATATAGTGAGATAATAACTGATGGATTGCAAATCACTAAAGACACAGATGGTGAATTTGTTTCATTAATTTTAGTTAATCAGAGTGATGCCGCTGATACAACAGGTATTATTTCACAAAGATTCGACTTAGAAGATACTGGTGGTACTGCTGTTGATTCAGGTAAGATACTTGTAGGTAAGGAAGCATCATTTACTGCTACGTCATCTACTCAAGATTCTTATATGGCTTTTCAGACGAGTTTGAATGGTTCATTAGCTGAAAAAGTACGTATCACTTCAGCGGGCAATGTCGGGATTGGAGCTTCTCCATCTACAACATTACATCTTACTAATACTGCAAATGATGCTACTGCTCCTGAATTAAGACTTCAAAATACAAGAGCAGGAGGTGCTGGTTCAGATGGTGATGATGCTGGTACTATATCTTTTTATGCAAGTGATGCTGGAAGTAATTCAGAAGAAATGTCCACTATTCTTTCAGAAGTCGGATTAAATACTACTGGCTCTACCGCTGGTAAATTAACATTTAAGACAATGGCGGCTAATTCATCTACTGCTTTACTTACTTTAAATGGTTGGGCTGGTGGTTCTCATAATTCTACTGTTTCTTCGGCAATTATTAGTACGGATTTAGTGGGCATTGGAACTACGGCTCCCGATACTTTACTGCATTTGTATTCTACATCTGCAAGCAAGCCAATATTGAAGATTGAGAACGAGCAAGGTGGTGCTAATCCTGTTTCAATTCAGTTGCTCCGCAATACAAGTTCTCCAGCAGATGATGATTTTATTGGTCAAATAGATTTCAGAAGTATGAATGATGCTGGTACTCCTGAAGAAATAAATTATGCATATATTACTGGTCAATCCACAGACATTACTGATGGTACTGAGGATGGAGAGTTACAGTTCTATACAATGAAAGCTGGCACGTCAACCAATACAATGACAATGCAGTCAGGCAATGTCGGGATTGGACAGTCATCACCAGATGGAAAACTTCACATCGAAAGTGGTAGTGCTGGAACTATTGGAACTCTGTCGTACGCTGATGAATTAATTCTTGAAAATAGTGGTGCAGTCGGTATATCGTTAAGAAGTCCAGATGCTAATAGTGGCTCTATTGTATGGCAATCGGATACTAATGATACAGTTGCAAGAATATATGGGTCTTACAATTCTGGAAATGAACTGTTGGCTTTTGAAACCAGCGGCACAGAAAGAATGAAACTCGATGACAACTCCAGAATCTCTCTATCGAATAATGATAGTGGTACTTCCAATACAGTCTTTGGATATGGTGCTGGTATGCCAACAGGCACAAATTCAAATAATAATGTTATTATTGGTCATCAAACTTTTGATTTAGTTGCGAATGATGGTGCAGTAGGCAATGTATTTGTAGGATATAGAGTAGCAAGAGGTAATCCTACATCCGATACTGACCATAATGTCGGTGTAGGATATGTGTCATTAAGTGCCTTAACATCTGGTGATTCTAACATTTGCATTGGCTCAAGTGCTGGAGTGGCGATAACTGAAGAGCATAATGTAATTGCGATTGGTAGAAATGCGGCGGCAACCCTTAATGATACTGGAGCTGATGGCACGGTTGCAATAGGAAGAGATGCTTTCACAGCCCTCACAACTGGTGCTGGTAATGTTGCAATTGGTTATCAATCAGCAGACGCTATGACTGTTGGACAAAAGAATGTTGTAGTTGGGCATCAAGCGATGTCAGCGGCAGTTGAAGATGGGGGATGTGTTGCCGTAGGATGGAATGCTTTATTGGCGGCAAATGGTGGTGGCTCTGATGGAAGTGCAACAAATACTTATAATACTGCAGTAGGATATAATGCTGGTGCTGTTATTAGTACAGGATTACGGAATACGATAGTTGGTGGTGGTGCTGGCCCTGATTTTGATGCGGAAAATAATAATACATTAATAGGAGCATTTGTTGCTTCTGGATCTAATGCCGCCGCTAATCTTGTTGGTGTAGGTGCAAATGCAATAGGAGGTGCAAACTTAACATCTGGAGCTAATGGGACGGTTGCCATTGGAGAATCTGCTCTCACTGCCCTCACATCTGGGGCTGAGAATGTGGCGATGGGTTATCAAGCAATGGCTGAAACTACTCAGGGAGATAAGAATACAGTAGTGGGCTACCAAGCGATGGCTGAAGATGCTACACTCGACAATACAAACAATACATTCCTTGGTTATCAAGCTGGTGGTGGAGATTGGACAACTGGAGCATCTTCATACAATGTTGGTATTGGTTCAAAAGCATTATATGGGGCGATGAATGATGCAGATTACAATGTCGCTATCGGTTCAGAAGCTGGAATAGCAGTTGTTGGTGGCGAACATAACACAATGGTGGGCAATACGGCTGGGAATGTAATCACATCAGGAACTCAAAATACAATTATTGGAAGTGCCTCAGACCCATCCGCCAATAGTGGAACGAACCAATCAGTAATCGGATATGCCACAACAGGCGTAGCGGATAATTCGGTGACTCTTGGTAATGCTTCCGTAACTGCTGTGTATATGTCATCGGATAGCCAAGCATTGGTTCATAGTGCCGGTATTCAATTTGCAGGAACTCAAGTAGCAAATGCGGGAGCAAATGTTTTTGACGATTATGAAGAAGGTACTTATACGATTACCTGCACCTGTGCAACGAGTGGTACCGTTACTATTAATACTTCTGATAATGAACTTCAGTACACAAAGATTGGTCGTGTTGTCCATGTACAGGGAAAAATTCGATTAGCCAGCGTTTCATCACCAGTGGGAAATTTGCAGTGGTCGTTGCCGTTTGCCGTATTGCAAGGTGTTGATGAATCTGGAATGGCGGCGGGGACTGCTATCCCATATGATTTAAATATTGAGAGTGGGATGACATCACTGGCGTGTTCAACCGCAGAAGGTACCTCATATTTTTATATGGTTGAATTTGGTGATGACACTGGGTGGGATATGATAGAAGGCTCGGATGTGGATGGTAATGAGATATTTAACGTAGGATTAACATATGTCACATAATTCTTAATTGGATAATTAAGTGGAACAAACAACAAGGAGTAATTAATGGCTTTAGAAAAAAAAGTAACTTACGATTATGAAGTGCGTGGTGAATTTAAATGTATTCAGCAACGGAAAAGAACTGCTATTGAAGAAGATGGTGTAGAAATATCATTCTCATATAATCGGACTTCATTCATGCCAGATACAGACGTAAGTGGCGAATCTGATGAAGTAAAAGCATTGGCCGATACACTGTGGACAGACGCAGTGAAAAAGGCTTACGAGGATAGCAAAGCAGAATAATTAACAAACAAGGAGTCAATAATGGCTAAAAAAGAAAAAAAAAAGCCAGTCTTGAATCTCGATGAAAAGGAATACGACATCGAAAGTATGACTGACGAACAGAAAATGATGGTAAATCACATTAACGATTTACAGAACAAACAGAATACGAATCAGTTTATGGCTGACCAGCTGTCCGTTGGCAAGGAAGCGTTTATCAATATGCTTCGTGATTCGCTGAATGGAGCATCCAAAGAGGCTGAAGCGGAAGCATGATTGTTAGAAGGTGTAGTCAGGGTCATCGAGTTAGAATCCATAGAAATACAACTCCGGGTGCGACTCGTACAAAGACTTACTCAGATGGGTCTACCGAGACTCTGGCTTATCCTTCGTCATATGATTACTTTGTGGACGTTGACGGCTCTGTGGCTAAGAAGACCAATAGCTTTAAGACTGCTGAAGAGTTCTACGTTGCCGAATGTGCGAAGAAACATGGCGACGGGCACGGTAGGTTGATTGTAGGAGGTCATCACGTAATCAATGGAGTGGCTACTACACAATCGGATTATCCAACGGATTCCAATACGAAGTCGGAGATAAAGGACTTTTACGATAAGCGTGGAGTTGTTTATGGTGGGAGTGAAACTAAATCTGAACTTCTTTCAAGAATAATCAATATGGTTTATCGAGGAAAGATAGAAGTTTCTAAGTATTTAAAGGTTTGATATGAATAATAGAAGTACGAGTTATGATATACCAGTTAGGTACGTTTATGTTAAAAAACGAGATTAAAGTTCTGACTGGATGGATTGGTATTTTGCTGTTCGTTTTGTTTCTGGTCAGCCTTCTTGGATGCGATGGAGGATGGTCTATTGGCGGATTGGATATTAAATGAGTGATGAAGTTAAAACTGCAAGAAGTTATAGGGGTACTGTTGTCGATGACAATGCTATTGTTAGTATTAACATCAAATGGCTGGGACAGTTGCTTGTTTTGGTCGGGATGCTTGTTTATGGCTATTGGCGTGTGGAAAGTAGATTGGGGGGTCTTGAAGATAAGATGCTTGATGCTAATGAGCAAATTGGGGATTTGCTTGGTAAACACATCGTGGAAGAAAGGGCTGAACGAGAAGAGTTGGCAGAGAAAGTGAATTTTTATGAGAAAGAATTTAACATTAACCCCCTTTCATGGGGTAAACGGAAGAAGAAATAATGGAAGAATTTCTGGCAATGTATGCAGAATATGGAATGATTGGCGTGGTAGCCTGCATGTTCGTGTTCATGGTATATCAAAATGCCAAACGGGCTGAAGAGCAAGGTAAGGCAATCAATGACTTGCAAATCGTAAACAGAGGACAGGAAGAGACTCTGGAAAATATGGAAGGCATGATCATTAAGCTTATAGAAAGATGGAACCGTTCCGATGAAACCAGAGATCGAAGACATGAAAATACGGTTAAGGAAATTAACGATATGTCTGACGTTCTTATGGAAATTAAGGGACAAGTGTCGAGGATTAACGGTAAATGAAGATTAACGGATCATTCTCGATAGGAAACGTATGGACTATCGCCATTACGATTTTGGCTTTGGCGGTTCTGTGGGGTTCCAGTCAAAATAAAATAGATAATTTGGAAAAAGCTATCGAAACGAAGGCTAACAAGGAGTTGGTTGAAGTCAAGTTTGAATTCATCCAAACTCAACTTTCGGATATAAAAGATTTGCTTGAACCAATATTCGTAAAAACAAAGTAAAGGATAAATAATGAACATAATGAAAATGGTCGCAGATGAATTGTTTTCGGATGAAACTGGAGATGAATTAATTGATGAAATTAATAAAGCCGTTGATATCCCAATTCTATCAGAAAAGACCGAAAAAGCCATAATGCAAGCATTGTGGAAACTTGTTAAAGCTGTTATGATGAAGAAACTGGGAGTATAGACAATGAAACTTATCGTATCAATATTATTGGTTTCACTTCTTGAAGGATATACGCCTCCTCAACCCGTTCAAACGACAACTGTGATCGTTATGGAAGAGGTGAAGAAGAAGAAGAAGAAGGGAAAAAAATCAAAAGGCGGTAAAGGCGGAAAGAAGAAGAAAGGTTTTTTCTCTAAGGTATTCGGCAATAAATAATGCCTAAATTCGGTAGAAAATCAAGAGGGAAACTTAAAGGCGTTGATACTAAATTGGTTAACGTCTTGAATGAAGTCGTCAAGTATTTCGATATAATGGTAATTGAAGGATTGCGTTCTCAAGATAGACAGGATGAACTTGTCGCTCAGGGGAAGAGCAAGACCAAATTCGGAAAACACGTTTTGGGAAAGGCAGTTGATATTGCTCCATATCCATTGGATTGGAATGCAAGAGACGACTTTCATTATCTCGGAGGTTTTGTTCTTGGGGTGGCTTCCAAAATGGGAATTAAGATTCGTTGGGGAGGAGACTGGAATGCCTCCAGTCTTTTTAAGGGACAACGCACTACCAAGGACAACAACTTCGACGATTTGGTTCACTTTGAGTTACTCGATTAATGCCTAAGCAAGTACATTACATTAGAGATTTTTCCGGAGGCATAAACAGCCAGAGAAATCCTCGAGACATAAGCGACAATCAGACGCCATTCTGTCAAGATGCCATGGGAGACAGAATCGGTATGCTCAGGACTATGGGCAATGGAGAAGGAGATTTAAGGCAAAAGGGCAACTCCAGTTCTACGAAAGCCGTTTCTACACTTAGTAGTACGGATTTATCTAATGCTAATGGATACGGATTCAAGCATTATGAACTTGATTATGCCGTAGATGGGTCTGAAGAGGAAGGTGGAGAACATTATTTTGCCGTAGTAAATACGAATGGTAGATTGAGAGTGTGGGATTATACTAATGATACGTGGGATATTTTACCTCAGAAATATCAAATTACTGGTTCAATAGATGTAACAGGAACGAATACAGCAGTACCCGGTACTGGAACAGCATTTGATTCTGAAGTTAGTGCACAAGATAATATTATTGTTTCTGGTGAAACAAGAACAATAGCTTCAGTTACAAATGCTACAACAGCAGCAGTTACGGCTAATTGGGGTAGCGATTTAGCTAATGATACTTCTCCAGATATAAAAAAATCTATCGATTTAGGTGCTGGGACTGATATAAAAGCTAATATAACTGCATTCGATAATGGTTTGAGAATATGTGACAGTAATTTAGACAACAGCAGTACTCCTAAATATTTTAAATATATAAAAAGAAGTCAGCTTGGTAGAAATAGGGATGGGTTTTATGGAGGTGCAAATACCCTATTGGCACCATCAGGATGTGATTTAGTAACTAGTGCAACATATGAGGATGGTTTAATAAATTTTAAAATAACTTCTGAAGATGATGGTGTAGGCTCTTGGAAAAAGACTGATTATGCGTTTGCCTGTTCCTTTGTATACGACGGTAATCAAGAATCTGCATTGGAGGAGATTTCAACGTCAGGTGGAGATACTCTTGCCGCAGCTGACGTCAATGCAGACAGGCCATGGGTAGTTGCCGTATATGCAGCTAATGCCACTAAAATAACTGATTATGATGCTCGTATAACTGGTGCCCGCATATATTGGAAATACTGGGATGAAGAGAATGAAAAGGTGGAAGAGGGTGAATGGAATTTACTTGTCGATTGTGATTTTACTGGGGCTGCAGGAGTAACAAAATCTTTTGGGATCAGAGGAAAATTAAGCGACAGGTTTAAAGATTGGACTATAAGTAGTAATGATGCAATTGCCACAATCGTCATACAAGACCCGTCTATTGATACTTATGCGACGATAAATGGATATAGCAGCAATGACGGTAATCTTTATATAGGTAATTCAGGAGATGGATACAAGGCTGCCGTGTATGCCAATCGTCGTATGTTCGTGGCCGGTGTAAGAATGACTTTCGAAGATGGGGTACAGAGACAGAAACTGGATAGGATAATGTATTCTCCAGTAGGCAAACCAGACGTATTCCCATTGAGCAACTATATTGATATAGTTCAATCGGATGCCGAGCCTTATATTAAATTGGAAGCTGTAGGAGACAAGTTGTTTGCCTTCAAATCGGATAATCTTTACGTTGCCAATATTGCAGGATATGCTTCAGATTGGTATTTGGAAAGCACCAACAAGGGTATGGGAGTGTTGTCTGGTGGAGCCGTATTTAGAACTGATTACGGTTTAGTGTGGGTAAATCCCAATGGATTGTACAATTATACTGCCGGTGGAGGCATATCAGAACTTACTGAAGATAAGGTTTTAAGCGGATATAAGACGGACAGCTATAGTAAACCATCGTGGGGTAAATTGATAACTGCAGGTACGATCATAGGTTACGATAAGAAAGAAAAGGAAATTGTCATCGTATTGAATTCTGGTTCAGCAACGAATGATCAGAGTTTTGGTGGAAATGGTGCCGACGTTATTGTTTATGATTTGGAGACCAAATCGTTTTTCTTTGGTAAGAATAGATTGTTGAGTGGTGGAATTGCTTCAAATTTCGATTATGATTGGAATGGAGATTTGGTGTATACAACTGAAACTAGTGATGTTATAGATATTAAGAAATGGCAGTCCGATGATCAAACTTCCACTGCATTTGTGTATCAAACTAAAGATTTTGATTTTGGACATCCGTCAAGATATAAAAAAATATATGCTATTTATTTAACGTACAAACATTCTCATGGAACCGCAGCTTCAAATTTTGTCAAGTATGTGCAAGATGGAGGCACAAGTTTCATTACTACTAATTTATCCAATAATAGCTTTGATCAGGCAACCGTTTTTAAAATACAGAAGGTTACTTTTTCTACTCCGTTGAAATGCCAGAGTATTGCATTGCAATTCAATGGTGGTTCAAATGCAACTAAAATAGAGATTAATGATATTGGTATTGAATATAGGCTTTTGCCATCAGCTAAAATGGAGGATACGTAATGGCAATCGTATTCAATAAAGCTAAAGCAAATTACGTGGTTCCTGAAGATTCGAGAGGTTCTAGGGCTGGAGGCAAAAGTCGCAATGCCATGAACAGAGTTCCGTCAGTAGGGAGATTGGAGTCAAGGGACGGCACCGATCTTGATTATTTCGACGACAGCAAGGGAAGCGTGTCTTCCACGAGTTATGGCGGATATAAAACTGCCATATCGTCCAGAGTGGAGGATATGGATAGGGTTGAAGATGCAATCAATCCTAGGAGTATGACGAGTCAGAAAGCCAATAGTGCAACTTTCAGGGGAATGGTTCATATGGGAGGCATCGGGTTTAGAGCCGTTAAAATTGGTACGGCTGCTCAACCTTCTGCTAAATATGTATCATCAGAAGTTCTTTATCTTGATGGAACTCTTGGAGGTGAGATTGCCACGTTTATAAGAACTGATGATGATTTGCTTATCAGCAGAATTGTTGTTGATCAAACCGGACAATTTCTTTCTTCTATGGTTATATTGGAATCTGGTGATGGTGATTGGACTTTGGATTGTGCAGGTAGTGGCAGTATTAATGATGATATAAATATGGATTCCGATGATATATTGTATAAAAATCTTGATGGCAGCAATCAATTTACCATACCGTCTGGAGGCAGGGTATTTTTAACTCAGAGTTCTCATGATTGGAAAGTTCAATCAGTTTCAAGTTATGGAGGTTTGGACGTTCAGTTTAGTGGAGGTTCCATAACTTTAACCAATAGTTCATCTCCTTCAGTAGTGGCCGATGAAGTTTCATTGGCATCCAGCGATGCATCATCCGGAGGTGCCATATTGAATATATCACAGGAGAATGCTCCTGCGTCAAGTACAACTTGGGCTATGAGTCATAGGGTAAAGGTAAAAATAAACGGTACTGAATATTATTTGGCATTAGATGCTGTATAATGGAGAAAGATTTAAAATGAACAAAAATTTAACAATCTGTTGGGATTGCAATCTTATCAGCTTTATATTAAGCTTGTATTATTCCATCACAATTTATAGTATGGAGCTTTAAAATGGCATATATACCGGGAGCATCAGGCCAAGCTTATAGTTTAGGTTTGAATCGTAAAATACAAGATACTCAAGGCGATCTTATGAGAAAGGCTAGGTCTCTTTCTAGGCATCAATCTAAAAGAGGGATTTTTGGTAAAATAGGAGGAATGTTGGGTTCTGTTGCGTTACCTGCTCTTCTTGGTGGTACTATGGGCCCTGCCGGAATGTTGTTGGCAAAAGCTGCTGGTAGTGGTCTTGGCACTTTTTTGGGTGGTAAAGCCGCTGGGTCGGGGCCGTCTGTAGATCAATCCGATGAAGGTCTTTTGGGTTCTCAGTATAAGATGTTGCAAGATATAAAGGGTGGACAAGACCAAGATTTAATTGGGGCATCATTTGGAGCAGGTATGGGCAGTCTTGCTTCTGGACTGACATCCGCGGCAGGTCAAAAACTACTTGGAGATAAATTAAAATCTGTTTTTGGTAAAAGAATGGCTGGAAAAACTGGTATAAGCGGTTTTGAAGGTACTCCAATGAAAAGTGTCTTTGGTCTTGATCCTACTGGAGCAGAAAGACTTTCTCCCGGAATGCAATCATTTTCACCTAGCAGCAGAGCTGGTATGGCAGGATATAGCGGATTTACTCAACCATCTCAATCTTTTAGTTTTGGACAAACGGGAGGAGGGTCTGAAGAATTAGCACAATTTGTTCAACCTGATAAAGACCCTACAAGTTATATTGATAGATATATGAATGAGAAAAAATATAAAAAATGGTTCGACAAAAATTATGGAGACAAATATGCAAATATTGCCGAAGCAGTTGGAGGGGACGTTAGCGATATTCAACGTCTTTCTCCTCAATCTTATAAAAATACTTTTGGTTTAAACGCCATACCACAGATGTTTGAAGAGGGAGATTTTCGAAATCCTCTTCGTTCATCAAAGTGGTTTACTCCTAAATCCGGGTCTGAATTGTCCGGAATGCAGGAACGATTAAGAGGGATGGCTGGTGAGGGTGGTCTTTTTGATCCAGAGACGGGTGATCCTATAGAATTGACAGGAGAATCAATGTCTGGACGTATGAATGAAGGAGTTGGTGGACTACTAGGTTCTCTATTTAATCCTTTTCATGAAACGGAGAGAGAAGCACCTAGAAGTAGATTGACAGGACTTACTATAGGAGATTCTTTTGATCCTGATTTAGAAGAGATAGGAAAACAAGATTCTATAGAGCAATATTTGCAAAGCCTGCAAGGTATGCAAATGGGAGGAATGACTGGAGTGTCTAATCCATTGCCGTATCAAGTTGGAGGCCTTTCTGAATCAGTAGAAGGTTTCGATTCTCCAATGGTAGATATGGATAGGATTCTTGCAATGAGTAAAATTAGAAAGGGTATGTCTCCTGAATCCAGAGAAAAAGTTGATCTTGGCCAAGCTAGTATTGTACCGCCTAGACGTAGAAGTTATGGTGATAGGGTGTTAGAGAGAAATAGAAATTTAAGGGAACAACATGGTGATATGGATTTTAGCGATATAATGGGTAAGTACTCTTCAGATCAATTAATAGATATGATTCCCGGATATCAAATGGGCGGTATGGGAGGTATGCCCGGAAGACGGATGCCTCAAATGATGGGTCAGTCGATGGGACGGATGCCTCAGATGGGAGGCCCAATGCCTCAGATGCCTCAGAAACCGATAGCTCCTATTGGAAGACCCACTCCTTATAATATAGGTGGTTCAGTATCCAATCAGCCTCTTTCATATCAGATGGGCGGTATACTTAAATACAAAAGGAGTCCATTCGCATAATGGCTGGTTATTCCAAATATAGTAGGGCACCGGGAGACAGCATATTGGCTCTTTTGGAGCCGGGAGAATACGTTCTCAACCGCAATGCCGTAAATGAAATCGGTAAGGAGAATCTTGACGATATAAATTTTGAAGACGTTCCAAGATTCAACATGGCTCAGCGTCAAGTTGGAGGAATGCTTGGAGATGTGATTGGTATGCAGTCCGGAGGGGCTTGGGAAGAGATGGAGTCTCGGCGATCAGAAAGTCCTAACATACCATCATTTGGCGGTTTGTGGGATCGGGCTCAAGATGAACTAGCTCCTGCACCTCCTACACCTCCTACATCTCCTGATTATGGTGGATATCAAGCTCCAGAAACTGGTTTTGAAGATTTATATGAGTTTTATGGTATGAAGCCTACTGATAAACAAAAAGAAGATTTTGAAAAGCAATATGCATACGATCCAAGTAGAGAGGCTCCTTTATTCGAACAATATCGGGCAGGATTAGAGACTGGGAGAGAGGCAGCTGGGGCAGGGGCCGGAGAAGCTCGTCAAGCAGCTGGGCAAATGGGAAGAGGATTTGCAGGTGCCGGTACAAGAGGAACGGCAGTTCAAAAATCTCAGGAATCGATGTATGATGCTTATTCGGAACAGCGTCGACAGGCTCAATCAACTTTAGGTCAACAGCTTAGAGGAGAGAAGGAAGATTGGATGAAGCAGGCAGGAGCAGGGTTAACTGCTTTGCAATCAGCCGAAGGAACTCAGCAATATGGTGCATCTGAAGACCCGACTGGAACTGAGTATGAGTTCCAAGAAGGCAGAGATATAATGCCTCCCAGTAATCCGACTCATGGACAGGCTCATGTATATTGGAATGATTTCAAGGTTTATTGGAATGAAAAGACTCTTGCTTGGGATAAACGTACACCATCTTATTATGGAATGTAACCAACTCAATAAGATTGCAAAACAAAAATAATAATATTATAACAGGATTTAATTATGGGAAAATATGACGTAATAAGACAAGGATCGATCAATCTCGTTCATCCTGATCCTTGGGGCACAGCCTTGGAGGTGTTCGACAATGAAATGGAAAGGCACGACAAAAGACAGGTGCGAGCCGAAGCTCAAGAAAGATACGATGAAGAGCAATTTAAAGAACAAGAAAGATATGATGAAGCACAATCCATAGCGGCTCAAGATCGTCTTACAGAAGAAAGCAGATATGATGAACAACAAGATATAGCGGCTCAAGATCGTGCTACAGAACAAAGCAGATATTCCGATCAACAAGATGCAGAGAGTAACCGGATTAAGAGAGACAATTGGGATTTTATGTATGAAGAAGCTGAGAATGATGCCCAACGATATGCAATTTATAAAGATGGATTAACACATGCAGTACCCGGATTAACACCGGGAGTATTGAATACTCGCAAAAACGCAATGATGGAAGAAGAACGATTGGAATTGATGTTAGATAAGTATAATCAGGGTAGTCCTGATTACAAGAATCAGCATGGGCCTGCATTAATATCCGCTTTAATAAAAAACAATAAACCTGTACTATACGATACAATAAATAAAGATTATAAGGAAATTGAATCAGAAGTTCAAAATGCGGAATTAATTGGTTTGATATCGACTGCATATCCTGACGTGATTACAGAGAAAACAAAGTCTTGGATAACTCAAGCAGGAGTTTTAAGCGATAAACAACTGGATATGGTTAAGTCTATGATTGAAGCCAATTTAGAATCAAAACAATATAGTGTGGAACGAAAGGCAGACCTTATTAACAGTATTATGACTATGTCTCCACCTGATGATACAGCTTCACGAAAGGTAATAGATACTCACCATAATCTGCAAGCGCTTGCAGCGACTATGCTTTATGAGTTGGAGGGGAGAGGAAAAAAAGGAGAACTTGAACCTGAACCCTATCCCACGTATGAAGACTATGAGACACGGATACCAGAAGATAGCTCTTACAATCAACTACGTAGCGAAAAAAGAAAACAAAGGATATTCAATGATGCAGTTAGAGCAAATCCTGAAGAATGGGAGAGGATGAGTAAAGAAGAACGAAAGGAAGCCGGTGATAAAATACTGAAAACAATCGAAGAAAGAGAATATACAGCAAGGCCTAAGGAAGAAGGAATAAGCCCCACTACCGGAGTAAGATATGACGTTGATTTTGTTGAAAGATATTCAATGGAGGGGATTACTGAAAAAATGATTACTGAAAAAGTAAATTCTTTAATGAAGAAGATTCCTAAGAAACAGCGTACTGATATAACGAAATCTAGAATGAGAGAACAAGCAATAAAATTATTAAAAGATGAAAGAACTAATCAATATGTAAAACAATTAAAAGCTCTGAAATCAGAAGAAAAACGATTAGCAAGAGAAAAAAGAGGAATATCCCTATCTAAAGAAACTGGTAGAAGATGGCAATAAAATTGGATTCTAATAAATGCCAGACCCATATACAGAGTATCTAAATCTAGCAAGAAAGCGAGCTGGATTAGACCATTATTCCGAATATCTTAATCTTTCTCAGGTGGGTGTCGGAGACCCTTATGAGGAATATTTAAGACTACTGACATCCCAAAATAAACTGATGACTCCCGAGCCGGGAGAAATAGAAGAAATGGATACCAGAGACCCTGTAGGATTCGGAGGTTATTTGTGGAAAGGATTCAAGTCTGGTGCCACTTTGGGATATGCCGGAGATGAAGAATTGGGTCAAATGACCACTGGAGAACTCAGCGGTCTGCTTATAGGAGAATTGGGAGGAGGTCTCTTACCACTTGGTTTTGCTACTGCCGTTACTGGAGGATACGGAGCCCCTGCCGTTGCCACGGGTAGAATGGCAAGGGCATATAACATCATTCAAAAACTCGCCTCGTCCGGCAGTAAGATCAACAAAAACACAAAGTCCATTAAAAAACTGGATGCAATTAAAGACAGGTCTAAGATAATTAGACTGGAAAAAGAGATTGCGGAGGAGGCGTCCAAGAGTAAGGGATACAAAAAAATTCTTAAAGATGATAAAAAAGATTATATAGAGAGCATTTTAAAAGCCGAGCCTTCAAGATTCATATCTCGATCAGGAAAGGTCAAGACTTTAGCCAAAGCTCCATTGTTTCCCACAGCAGGTGGAATGATGGGAAAACGAAAGTTATACCAGTCTTCAATAAAATCGATTGCGGAAAACTATGGATTTGAAGCTGCCAATGCTGCAAACAGATTCGCCAATGCGGCAGTGTCGTTTGCCGCCACCGGAGTCCTTAGGAAGAGAGGAGAAGGAACTTTCGGTGAACTGAATTTGGCCGATAGAATGGCCGGAATACCGAAAGATGCATGGATGGGTGCATTGTTTACGGTTGCAGGATTGCCGTCCATGTTGGGTGCAAAAGGGGCAGGGTTATTGGATTCTGCAGCTCTGATGGGAGTAGGAGGATACAGCGATTATCTTACTGGGTCTCCAAATCCGAACATGACTGCTCAAGAAAGATTGATGCATGCCCTGACTCTTGTGGGATTCCATCATATTCAGAGAGGATTCAGCAATGCCTATGCCAAAGACAAGATGTTCAATGCCTTGCTTGACTTGAAGTTTGAAAGGCCCTTGGCATATGAACTAATTTATGAAAGCAAGGCTTTAGATGCTCAATTTAAAAACAATAGGTCTTTTCTCAAGAAGGAAGGATTCATATACAGGAACAGAAAAGACAAGGATAATTTCGTTTCCATAACAGATATAGTTCCCAAAGGAGAGAAAGGAGAACCGGCGAGGATTACAGTAAAAGATATAGGTTCAGGAAAATCGGATGCATACGAAGGCAAAAGCATTTCAAAAGCAAGAGATAATCTTCATGCAAAATATGAAAGAATAGATTATACCGATAAAAAATATTACGACGATCTGCCAGCCGACATAAAAGAGAATATGGATTTCCAAAACAGGATGAAAGACAATATTGCAGGCGGAGACGTTCCAAAACGGACTAAGGAAATGACCCAAAGGAAAAATGATCTTGAATCAAAAAGGATGAAGATTGATGAAGCTTCCAAAGGGCCAAGATTTTTCAATATCAAAAAAGTTGATCCGTCTGAAGTTACAAAAGGGAAAAATCCCGTCATCGACATCCGCAAGGATTTAAAAGGGCAGAAAGAATGGTTCGACGCTGAACTGGAGATGTTGGAAAAATTGAAAAATGAAAATCCAGACGTTCCTTGGCAACAATTTGAAGGTGGAAATTGGCCGGCAGTATATAATTGGGTTCCTTCAGGAGAAAGAAAATATATTAGTAATTTTATTACTAACTACCCCTTACAATATCATGGTCCGGTGGGGTCTCCCCAGAAAGTCATTTCTGCAAAAATGGTTCAAGAACGGATTCACAAGAACTTTAGAAAAGAAGCTTTAAAAGACCCGTCGAGAAAAGTTGAAAAAGATTTTCCTGCCAAAGTGAAAGACTACAAGGAAGGAGACATAATCGTAATACCAAAAATCAGAAGGCATAGAACCGTTGCCGATGAAGGGACTGGTGCTGCGTTCGACAATAACGAGAGTCAGTTGGCTGTCATTATAAAGACAAATAAAGATCGACCTGATCGCGTCGTAAAAAAGGAAGGAGACAGATACGTTCCAATTCCCGATGCATCAACTGTAAGAGTGAGAACCGTCGATCTTGCTTCGGGAGAGTCGATGGAATTAAATATTCGAATAGGAAGATCAAGACGAAAGCGCAAGGATGGTTTAGTATTCAGAGAAAATTTTATAGATGAAAATAAAAAAGAGATCGATAAGTTACGAAAGGAGTTGGAATCACAAACAAAAGAGGAGCGTACCGAGTATTGGCGTGATCCGTCAACTGGAGAAATAAGGAAAGATAAGATTGGCAGGCCAATGGTCAAGAAAATACAAGATATTGATGACATTTACGTTTTACAGGAATATTTGGAACGCACTGGTCAGTTAGAATCATTCAATGAAAGAGTAAAACGGATCGGCGAATACATAGAGCTGGACGTCACTGCCGATCCTTTTGTCAAATCAAAAGGCAAGATAGACCCTGAAATTTACAATACTGAAATGTTTAAAGACGCTTCCGGTTTAGTTGAAGGCAAATACATAAAGGAATTTTACAAACCCGAATTATTTTATCAAAATGACAAAGGTAAAAACGTATCGTTTGATTTGAAAAACATAGGATACAAGGGCGAATATATATTCGATGACCTATTGGAAGCTCATAAAAAAATGGAAAGAATATGGAGTGAGCCAATTCCAACCAATGAATTCTTGAAGTCGTCAATGGAAAATTTAACAAGGCAGGCAGGCAAGCTTGAAAAGAATCCTGATTGGGTCAGATTCAACAACAAAAAACATGCCATCAAAAATGAATTGAAATCTCAGGGATACTCGGCATGGGATCAAAGAGCCTTGATTACGGCGTTGTATCCACATGCCAAGGGTAGGAGCTCCTCTGAGATGATCGAAAGCCTTACGTACAGCGAATTGTCGAGAATAAAAAGATTCATCAAGGGAGAGGAATCAAGTCTGATACACGACAATACTACAGTTACGTTTCTCGGTGACAATTTTCCGTCAAAGGTTAGGGCAGCTCGTCTGAAATTAGTCAGAACCATGAGAGAATTTTCAATGCCGACTATGGGAATTTTCGATGCTGTTGGATATTACGGACAAAAAATTGCCCGGAAGTTAGAGAAATTTTCAATGTGGAGAACGAACGTGATGGGTAGTGTTGTCCAGTTCGAAAAGGCAATGAATACCCACCTGAAAAGTCACGGACTTGATCTCAACGATATTCAGAAGTTCATGCAGGTCATGCGCGATCCAAAATACGAAAGGCAGAAAGAGAGCAAGGAATATAAAGATTTCATAGAGAAACTGGAGAAGATAAAAATAATAGAAGGAGAAGGAAAATTTAAAACCGAACTTAGCCTAAGATCGTGGGTCGAAAATGCATATCAGAAATTCTTCGACGATATGGCAAAGATACAGATCAGTTCCAACTCTTGGATCAAGACGGTAAACAAGAAGGGAGATGTAAAGACAAGAAGATTCGTAAAGATATCCGACAAGAAAGGCAACGAGATAGAATTGATAGATATGTATGAAAATCCTGAAAGGCACAATGCTCAGGTAGATACGTTTTTGTCTTTTCTCAAAGGAGGACAAAAAGGAGAACCGGCACCGAAAAAGGTTATGGACAAACACGGCAAGATGGTAGTTGCAGATCGCAAGAGTTTGGTTTCTTATTACGAACCCAACTACTCTCCAAGGATGATAACCGATAGATTTATGATGATTGCCGGAATAACCAACACAAAATTGGATGCAGCCATACACGATCTTATGAAAAGGCCGGAGATAAGAGAGTTGGGAGTGTCGGAAGCTCGAAAGATGGAGATTGCCCGTCAACAGTTGAATGAAATATTAAACATGAGAGGGCCTCAGGGCGTTTACGGCAGACAATGGGCTAGAGTTGCCGATTTGCCGACACACTATTATCTAAAGAAAAGAGGCAGGTCTTGGGAAAAGGACAACTACGAAGTGATTCAGCTCGAGGGAGGCAGTCACAACGTCACCAAGCCAGACGGAACGTTGTACAAGAAGGGCGAAAAGATACTTGATTCCCGCAGGAAAGAAGTAGTGATAGACGAAGTGATTCCAGTATATGAAACCGACTACAACATGGTGATGAAAAAGTATTCCGATGCAATCTCACATTCCACGGCAGCTGCTCATACGTACGGATCAGCTAAGCATAAAAATATTCTTTGGAATGATTTGGCAGAGGGAGTTGGTCGCGAGACTGGAGACCCTTACTATAAGCAATTTGCAACCAAGGTGATTAAAAATCAGCTTTATGGAGAATCCCGTACTGGATTCGACAGATTTTTCAGGCCTATTGCAAGAGTTTCTGCTCTTACTGGACTGTCGTTCCCCGTCAGTGCCTTGAAAAACACTCTTCTTGGTACGACTCAGGACGTCACCGTGTTTACTTCAAGAGAACTTTTGAGTTCCATGCGACATCTTTTGAGTAAGGGAATGTATAAAAATGAAAGGGATATGGCTAGGTTAAAAGGTTACACTCACATAGGAGCCTACGATTTATTTCTGACTTCCAAGCCTTTTGTTGGTGCCACATGGCTGAGGAAAATTCTCTACAATGCCGGACTCATGCAGACAACCGAATCTTTAAACAGAATCGTCTCACAATCCATCGGGCCGTTTGCATTGAAAATTCACGTCGACAATGTTGCCGGAATAAAAAATGCAGCCACTAAGGGATTGTCTCAGGGTGCAAGTCGAAGAATATTGGTAGACGTGTTCGGTTTTAAAGGCGAAGAGATATCCGATATGGCATTCAGGCGTCAGTCTGCGAAAGAATCAGGCAACTCAATGGTGTTCAAGGAAACGGAGACGGACAGAGCAAGATACAGGTCACAGTTGGTTACTCAGGGATCGGGAGACATACCCTACGTCCCGTATTGGATGGGCAAGCAGTGGGCAAAGCCGTTGACTCTTTTCTACAGGGTGGCCTATAGGATGACGGAGACGGCCCAGAAGAACGTGATCAAGCCGATCATAGTCGACGGCAATATGATACCGGCTATGAAATACATGACTGCCGTTACTGGTTCGGGAATGGTTTTATACAAGTTTTACGATTGGGTGCTTGATGAAGAAAGAATGAATCAGTTCAAGTCGATGCCTTCAAATATGTTGGATTATTTCATAAAGGCCGAAGGGCTGGGATTGTTCAGCAATGCCTTCAACGAGTATGGTGGAGTGGCCGATTCATATTGGCCTGTGGTTGCCCGCAACACGGAAACGTTCGTCGACATGCTGACTGGAACGTTTAAGGAAGTGGCCAGAGGCGAGCCTGAATTTGCCATAAAGGAAATCGGCGACGGGATGTCCCAAATAGTTGCCGCCTACAACGGATACAAGAGGGTATGGGACAGGTTGACCGGAGACACTCAGAAAAGATTCAAGGATTCCAGAAGAAGGCAGACCCAGTTTCTGGATGCCTTTTATCCAAAGGAGAAATTAGACATAGATTTTGACGATGGAGCAAACAGCAAAACGGCCTACTACAGGGGAGTCAGGGATTCTTTTTGGATAGATGATAACAAGAGAAGAGCAAGATCATACTACTCGGCCCTGCATTATCTGACCCACACCATAATGGCAGACAAGGGATTCACTGCAGCCAAGGCGAAGAAGGAGGCCCGATCTAGATTAAAGAGAAGCATATCCAAACTTCGTCCCATACCAACCAGTTGGAGAAAGACTCCGGGTCGTACCCGCAAGTCCAAGTATCATGAGTATTACACTAGGCTTCCGGCAGGTGCTCGTGAAGAGGAAGATGCATTGGATTCTCTGTACATAAGAAGGAAACAGGAATTGTACAATGCCATAAGACAATACAAAGACCTATACGATACGGATCAATACTGATGCCTAAACCTTTAGATTACTTGCCATCATTTGAATCATCAGTTGTCGATGAGACTGCAGTTCATCACAACATAGATAATTTAATATTTGATCATGAAATTAATCCGTATTATGAAAATCCTAAAGAAGCATATTATGGTAAACCATATAGATATGATGCTAATCTAGGGGAAGAAGAACATCGTATGTCTATACCATTCAATATGGCACATTACGCTGATATAATTGAAAAAACAAATTTACCTCAATCATTAAGCCCGGTTATAGAAAAATATTTACCCGGTCATGGTGAAAGTATAGAAAACCATCTTCTTCATAAGATGCGTAAGGGGGATGACCCGGGTGGATTAGTCGCTTATTATCAACCATGGCAACGAGGGTCTGATGCTGCTAGCCATAACTATGCCAAAAATATAGGTGGTTATTATAAATCGGCTCAAGATACTACATCTCCTGACACAATAAAGATTTTTGCTGATGCTTATGAACCGGGTAGTGGCTCTACCGATTCTTCAGTCTACACCATAAGGAATGAGGCTCCATTTGGATTTATTCCACCACAGACTGGCGGTGATAAATATGGTAAATGGCGTATTGAAAATAAAGCTAGTGCTAGGTATGGAACTGCACTTCACGAGCCTCTTCATGGTATCAAATTTCCTGATAAAGTGGGTGGTTATTATAAAAAGAAATATCTATCCCTACTGGAAGATGGTATGAAACATATGAGCCATATAGTAGACCCTGCGGGTATGAAAAAATTTCCGGGGTTTTCACAATCGGATTACAGGAAGTATGTTAAAGAAATGGCTGAAAATTTAATAAGTACTTACGGGGGCGAAACATTAAGACGGCAATTAAATAGATTATTTAAGGGTAAGACTGAACATAAAGAATCAGTTATGGTTCAGGATGTATTTGATGATTTGTTTCCTGATTACGTTGATCCTCCTAAGGAATATAGTCAGCTGCCCAGAGAGGGTTATCAAGAAGGTGGCCATGCAGAAGAGTTGCAGGATATTTATCAAAATTGGGATGGAACACCAATGGTTGGTGTCGGGGAAGATATAGACGGTGACTCTGAATTTGATAGAAATATGGAAAATGCCTTAGCCATTCAATCTCAAATGCAAAGCTTAACTGAGAGTGATCTGA